GCCTACAGCTGCCTGACGGATGATGAATACAAGTACACCATCGGGCTGTTTGCAGGCAAGGCGACCTTCCAGTTCACCCACCCAAAAGCCGGATCTTCCACCGAGACCGAAACCACCACCTGCTACTGCAGCAAATACGGTATCGCCTGGCATAATGCCAAGACGAAACAGTGGAAAAACCTTAAATTTAACATTATTGAATGCTGATTGAGAGTTAGGAGGTAGGAGTTAAAACGAGCCTAGGGTCCAGCTCTGTAGGGAACGGTCTCGACCGTTCCGGGGCTTTGCGGTAGATGCCATAACAGGATTTACCGCAAAGCGACGGGCGCACGCGCACACCATGAACTCCTAACTCCTCACTCCTACCTCCTAACTAAAACCAAAGGAGGTGTATATTTGCTCCAACCAATTCTCACTCTCCCAAGCGGTACGGAACTGCGCGGCGGCCAGGCGGGCAGTGCGGTCGAAAACCTGACGCTGCACACTGCGGTAAACGCCGGGCAAGAATTCGCCATTGGCTCTGCTTATTCAGACTACATCGAGGCCGAAATCTGGGCGGACCCAGGCGGCAGCCTGCAAATTACTGCCGGAGACGTCCTGACCTACTACCGGCTGGACGATGCCGGGAACCGCACCAAGGTGGGCATTTTCTACGCCGAAAAGCCCACCCGCACCAAGCGCAACAGCTACAAGGTCACGGCCTATGACACCATGTCCAAGCTGGATGCGGACTTTTCCGGCTGGCTGCGGGCCAATCAGGCGCAGTTCCCCAAGACCATCTGGCAGCTGGTTCAGCTGGCCTGCCAGCGGGCAGGGGTCACGCTTGCCGGCATCAGCCTGCCCATCAACGGTAGCCACAGCGTGCAGGCGTTCTACGCAGACAACCTGACCTGCCGCCAAATCATCTCCTGGGCGGCGGAAGCAGCTGGCTGCTATGCCCACATGAATGCAGACGGCAAGCTGCAATTCTTGACCTACACAGACAAGCGCAGCACGGCTAAAATCACCCCGGACGGCGTCAGCAACAGCACCGCCTATTATGCTGACAGCCTGAGCTACGAGGACTACACGGTCAAGGCCATTGAGAAAGTTCAGATCCGGCAGTCGGACAGTGACGTGGGCGTGATTTACCCCGACAGCACCACTGCCACCAACACCTATGCAGTGCAGGGCAACCTGCTGCTGACAACCGGCACCGAAGCCAACCTGAAAACCGTTGCCCAAAACCTGTACAACGTGCTGAAAAGCGTGACCTATACCCCGTGCAAAGTGGCCGTGCCCAGTGGTTCCGGCCTTGCCTGCGGGCAGATCGTACACGTTAAGGACGCACGCGGGCGGGAGTTTGATACCTACCTGATGAGCGCCACAATCTCCTCCGGCAAAGCCAGCTTTGAGAGCGTGGGCAGCGCCAGCCGGGAAAGTTCCAGCGCGGTGAACAGCCAGAGCTACAAGAACCTGACCGGCAAAATGCTGGAGATCAAGACCAGCGTGGACGGCCTGACCGTGACCGCGAGTGAGCTTTCCGGCAATTACAGCGAGCTGAAACAGACGGTGGACGGGCTTTCGGCGGAGGTGAAAAAAGACACCAAAATCACCGGCGGTGGGAACCTGATCCTGGGCAGCGAGAGCTTCAAAAATGCCACCTATGTTGGCATTGACAGCAGCGTTGTGTATGGCGACGATGGCAGTGCAACAATCACCAATGCGAACACATGCCGCGGGTTCAAGTTCAACACCGTTGGCGCTCATATCACCGAGGGCGTCACTATATGCATGTCCGTCATGTACAAACTCATTTCCGGCACTGATGCGCTGCGGATGGGCATTGCGTTCAAGGGCGATAACGGACAAAATTACATTGCCTCCATAAAAACCGCTGACCAGCTCGAAATTGAGCAGACGGACGGCTGGGTGCTGCGGTATGGTACATGGACGCCCCGCCATAACTATACGGGCATTCTAGAAACTGTCGAGTTTGACAGCAATGACAACTGCACCAATAAGCTTGAGCTGCTGCACCCCATGCTGCAATACGGCAACGCGCCGACCGCGTGGAACGCCAGCAGCGGCGACTACCTGACGCAGGAAAGCGCCAAAAGCCTGTTTTCGCAGACCGCTGACGAGATCAAAACCGAGGTCACAAAGTCAGTGACCGAAACGGTAACGGCCAACGTGAAGGAAACCGCCACCAGCGCTGCCAATGATGCCGTTGACAGCAAGCTGCAGGATTATGCCACCACAGCAACGGTGGAGAGCCTGAAAGAAGATGTCTCCAACATCAGCCAAAAGGCGGACGGCATCAGCACCAAAGTCAGCAGTCTGGAACAAACCACCACGACCATTTCGGATGACCTTGACAGCACGAAACAGGAGTTCAAGACGGTCAAAAAATCGGTATCCGCGATTGACCAGAAAGCCGACAGCATCACCCAGACCGTGACCCAGCGGATCACAGGCGGAAACAACATTATTACCGAAACGGATAACTGGAACAATGCGTCCATGGATGCAGGCGGCAACGACCTGAGCAAAAAAGGAACATACACGATCAGCGGCGAATCCGTCCATGTGACGAACAAGGCCCGGAACACCCGCTTCCACTTTGGGGCGGACAAAACGCTGGTGATTGCCAAGGGCATGACCTACTGCGCATCGGTGCTGTACAAGCTCAACTCCGGCACCGACAGCCTGTTTTTGCAGTTCGAGACCAAGAGCAGCAGCGGCACAAAAAGCTATTACGGCTCCGCGTTCAAGCAGGCCCAGCAGGACATTGCGCTGGATAATGGCTGGAAGCTGCGCTGGGCAGCCTTTACGGCTACTGCCGATGGATATGCTGACGGCCTGTTTGTGAGTACCGCGAACGATAACGCCACCGTTACCAATGACCTGACCATCATGCACCCCATGGTGCAGATGGGCAATGCACCCACTGCCTGGACGGCCAGCACCGGGGACTATCTGACCACCGCCGAAACCAAGACCGAGATCAAACAGACGGTGAGCGAAATTAAGCTAACGGCTTCCACCAGCGGCACTTCCAGCACCATCAAGCTGACGGCGGGCGGAACAGAGATCACCAGCACACAGATCAACCTATCCGGCGTGGTGACATTTTCGGATTTGAGTACCTGGAACCAGGACAAGACGATCATCAACGGCGGAAACATTACCACCGGCCAGATACACAATCTCAACTACACCACGGTGTACGACCTGGACAACGCCTGGATACGGATGGGCACCAGCGACGGGAACCGGGTGTACATCGACAAGAGCGGCATCCAGTGGTACGGGGGCACCGCCACCAGCAGCGGGATGTCGCAGGGGGTGATCCAGAACGGGCTGAAAACCACGACGGAGGGCGACACCACCATTTTCTGCGCGGACACCCGCTACCAGAAATACGGATGGTGGCACGACAGCAGCTTTCAGGGCATCACGATCGAGCAGGTGGACAACAGCGTGGGGTGCAGCGGAAAACTGGAGGTGAACCAGGGCATCCAGTGCCGTTCCCTGAGCGCGTGGGACGCCAAGAACCGCATTGTACGCACCGATTTTGGAAACCTGGCCATCAACGCGGTGGAAAGCCCGGAGCCGATGTTCTGCGATGCGGGCAGCGGCGAGTGTGATGAAACCGGCCTTTGTTACATCGCAACCGAACCGCGCTACCGCGAGACCGTGAGCGAAACGCAGGATTTGCGCTGGGCGCTGACCCCGACGGGCGCAAGCGCCGCGCTGTGGGCAGAAAAAACGGCCTTTGGCGCAATCGTTCACGGCCCGGCGGGACAGTGCTTTGACTGGGTGTGCTGGGGCGTACAGCGCGGCTTTGAGGGCGTGTACGCCGACGTGAGCGATGCCAAGTACCCGGAGGAGGAGAACCGGGGCGCGGCCCTGCTGGACGCGGCGGAAACAGAAGCGGCGGTGAGTTTGCCACTGACGATAGAAGAAGCGAGTTGAAAGGAGATTTGACCATGAACAAAATCACAGGCTTTAGCGTGCTGACGACCGGCGAGGGGGAGCGGGTGACGCTCTCTTACAGCGTGCTGGACGCAGACGGCAACATTGTGAGCACCAACAACCGCAAGAACTACGTTGTACTGGACGAGGACGTGCTGACGGCGATCGCCACCATCCGCACCGACGCGGCGGCGCATTTGGAGGGCTGAGATGAAGAGCATTGACAAGCGCGTGCATGACCTGCGGAGGGACGTGGAGGGCACGTTCAACCGGTACGGGTTCAGCCTGGCAGTGGACGAGCTGGTGCTGGAAAACATTTTGCAGGCCGTGCGCGCGCAGATGCAGCAGGACGCGGACGAAGAGCCGAAGAAACAGGACGCGACGGCACAGGCTAACCTCGCAATCGCGCGGATGACGCAGGCGCGGAGCAAGGGCGACCAGACCGAAAGCGCGCCGACTGATGACGTAACGAGAAAGAGGTGAACTCCATGGCATCCATCTGGCAGATCACCCTGTCTGGCTATGACGCGCAGGCCGCGTCTGAAAGCGGGCAGAGTGCGACCGGAAAAATCGCCCTTGGCACCTGGGGCAGCTATGGGCATGAAACCATCCAGGTAACTTTAGCCGAGCCGTGGGATGTTTGTACTTTGGTGACGGCGACCTTTTGGCCGACCTATCCTCCCGACCACTGGGACACGCCTGGCATTCGCGTGGCGCTGGGTACGGACGGCCTGCTGACCGTGCCGCCGGAAGCGACGAACCGGCCAACGCAGACGGGCCGAGTTGTGTTTGAGGGCTTAGCCGACAACGAAAAAATTATCAGCGCGGATGTGCGCTACACGGTGCGCGACCACGCACCGACCGGCGGCACTGAGAGTACCGCCACGCCAAGCCTGCTGGAGCAGCTCTTGACGCAGACCGGCAGCAACGCGCAGGTCGCGGCCCAAAGTGCGGACGCGGCAGCCAAGAGCGCCAGCGCGGCGGCCGAAAACGCGGATGCGGCCTCTGCCAGCAAAACGGCAGCGGCGACCAGCGCGGGCAACGCAAGTGCCAGCGCCGAGGCTGCG